CAATCAACAGCTATTGCAATCACAAGTGGCCGCGCCACATTGCCAGCCGATGCTTTAGAGATTGTCTACGCGCAAGTAGCGGCATCTGAGGACGAGCCATTAGAGCAAATTACACCGCAGCAGCTTACAATGTTGCGAAGAACGCGCACAAGAAATACTGCAAACCCTAGATTTTATGCGATTGTTGGTCGTGACATTGTGGTTACTCCAACACCAACATCTGGATCTTTAGATTTGGATTATTATCAAAGATTGCCAGTTTTGTCTGATAGCAACACAACAAACTGGTTGCTGACAGATAGCCCGCATATTTATCTTTACACTAGCTTGCTCCATGCCACGCCATTTTTGATGGATGACGCTCGCTATGCTGTGTTTAATAATACTGTTAGTCAGCAAGTGATGGCAGCGGTGCGTTCTCAGCAAACTCTTGCTTTGGATGATATGAAAATGGCAGGGTTTTCTTTGTCAGCGCCTACTGATGTTGCGGCTGCGCAGCAATCGGCTCTGGCATCTGTTGCGGGGTAAGGCTTTTAAATGGCAATTACATCTTATGCCACGTTGCAAGATGCAATTCTAGCTTATGCAAATAAGCAAGATATAGCGCAGTCATTAGATACATTCATTGCCTTGGCAGAAGCAGATATGCAGCGCAAAGTGCGTCACTGGCGTATGGAGCGGCGTAGCACCGCACTGCTAGATACTCAATACACGGCCTTGCCTACTGATTTCTTAGAGCCGATCAGAGCCATGTTGACAGGAACAGATCCCCTTCATTTGGAGGTGATTGGAGTTGGTGAGTTGGCAGAGCGGCGTGAGGCTGCAAAAGATGCAAGCGCAAAGCCAAAGTATTATGCTATCGTAGACGGTACGATAGAAGTTTTCCCGCAACCTGATGCAGATTACACTTTTGAGTTAGTTTATTATTCCGATATTCCTGCTCTTAACGACGCCAACACATCAAATTGGGTTCTGGAAAAGCATCAAGACGCATACCTGTTCGGAGCATTGATGCAGACAGCGCCATTTTTGGGTGACGATGGAAGGTTGGCCGTTTGGACTTCATTGTATCAAAGCGCAATAGATGGTATAAATGCTGAGAGCGAAAAGGCAAAGACTGCTGGCGCGGGTCGGCGTATTCAAATTAGGAGTTACTAAACATGGCAAGCTTTACAAAGGTCAATGACTTTGTTGTAAATCTGGCAAACGCTATGGATCTTGACAGCGATACTTTAAAAGTAGCTTTGTCAAATACCGATCCAACGTCAGGCACAAATGTTGCCGCTGATGGAAATGGCGTTTTGGCAAACATTACTGAAATTTCATATACAAATCTTTCATCTCGCACATTGGCGAATGTCACCAGCACACAAACATCTGGCACATATAAATTAAGCGCAGATGATTTGACGCTGACTGCCAGCGGCGGCACTGTCGCGGCATTTAGATATATCGTTGTGTATAATGACACGCCCACATCACCGGCAGATCCAGTGATCGGTTATTATGATTATGGAGCAAGTTTGGTGCTTAACGATGGTGACACATTCACTGTTGATATTGGCACAAACGGCATTCTGACACTTACATAAAAGGTAAATCATCATGGCTAAATTGTTTAACAGGGCCAAGATGACAACCGCCACTACTGGAAGCGGAACTGTCACTTTGGGTTCCGCGTCCAATGGGTTCCAAACATTCGCAGCGGCGGGTGTTTCAAATGGTGATGTTGTCCAATACGTTATTGAGGAAGGTGCAAATTTTGAGATTGGCACAGGCTCATATAGCAGCAGCGGAACATCACTAACTAGATCCCCGACAGAAAGCAGTAACAGCAATAATGCGATCACATTGGCCGGTCAGGCAACCGTTTCTATTACGGCTGTTGCTGATGATCTGAACAGGCTCCAGCACGGTGGATCTGACAGGGTTACGGTTTCATCAACCGGCGCAAGTGTAACCGGCAATTTGGCTGTTTCTGGAACTGTAGATGGGCGCGATGTTGCTAGTGATGGTAGCAAGCTGGACGGCATTGAGAGCAGTGCAACGGCAGATCAAACAGCTTCAGAAATAAGAGCATTAGTAGAAAGTGCATCTGATAGTAATGTCTTTACCGATGCAGACCACAGCAAGCTCAACGCAATTGAAGCGGGGGCAACTGGCGATCAAACTAATGCTGAAATCAGAGCGGCTGTAGAAGCTGCAACAGACAGTAATGTTTTTACTGACGCGGATCACAGCAAGCTGAACGGCATAGAGGCCAACGCCAAGAACGATCAGACGATTACGGCGGGCGGTGGGCTAACTGGCGGCGGCACTGGTGACGTTACCATCAGCCATTCTGATACGAGCAGCGTTTCCAGTACCGACAACAGCGGCAATACATTTGTCCAAGATTTGACGTTTGACACTTACGGCCATGTCACGGCTGTAGGCACTGGGTCAGTATCGGTGGGCAATGGTACGCTGACGGTGCAAGGCACTGGTGCTTTAGGCGGCTCTGGTACGTTTACGGCCAATCAAAGCGGTAATACCACAATCAGCATTTCGCATGATGACACATCTAGCCAAGGCTCTGTCAACGGGTCTGGGCGTACCTATATCCAAGATATAACCTTGGACACTTATGGGCATGTCACGGGCTTGGCTACCGCTACTGAGACGGTGGTAAATACTGACACGAACACCAACCAGCTTACGACATTTCAAGTTGAGGATGGTGACGGCACTGAGGTTACGATCAGCCACGGCAAGGAATGGAAATTTGTAGAGGCTGGCGGGATCAATATTAATTGGACTGATACCAGCACAGGGTCAGATGGCGATCCCTTTGATCTGTCTTTTAATGTCTCAACATCTATCACGGCGGGTGGTGGCTTAACGGGTGGTGGGGCGCTTAGCTCAAACCGCACAATTTCTCACGCGGATACATCTAGCCAATCCTCTGTAAACAATTCTGGTAGGACGTATATTCAAGACATCACGCTAGATACCTATGGTCATATCACGGGCATCACCAGCGCCACCGAAACAGTTGTTAATACTGATACAAACACAACCTACAGCGCAGGCAGCGGGCTGGGTTTGTCTGGAACGACTTTCAGCCATTCTGATACATCTAGCCAAGGATCAGTAAACAATAGCGATGACACTGTTATTCAAGACATTACCTTAGATACATACGGCCATGTCACAGGCATTGGGTCTAAAAACTTAGATGATATTTTTCTCCGAAAATCGGCAACATCTGGATTGGATATGAATAACAACAACATCACAGATGTTGAGGATATTTATTTGCAAGATCGTATTTACCATGATGGCGATACCAACACATACATGCAGTTTCATTCTGGTGATCAGTGGCGCGTTGTTGTCGGTGGATCAGAGCGGCTAGAGGTTAAAAACTCATCTCCGCATGTTTTGGTTTCTGGCGATCTAAACAGCACATCTGATGAGCGGCTAAAGAAAAACATCAAACCAATTGATAATGCGCTTGCTGATATTTGTCAGCTTGAGGGCGTCACATTTGATTGGAAAGATACTGGCACTCAAGGCCAAGGCTTCATAGCGCAACAGGTGGAGCCCATCATCCCAGACGTTGTGAATACTGACGAAGATACTGGCATGAAATCTATCAACTATGTCGGCCTGATTGGTCACTTGGTTGAAGCAATTAAATCTCAGCAAACTCAGATTGATGATCTGAAAGCTGAAATCCAATCCATAAAAAGCTAATAGTGAAAGGACACGAAGATGGCTATTCAGATAAGCGGCACAACGGTCGTAAATAACTCAAGGCAATTGCAGAATATTGCTAGTGTAGATGCTACAACAGCGGCGACAATAGCAGCAAATGCTGGTGGTGGCGGTGGCCCACGCTTTTCACAGACTATTACCTCATCTGGAACATTTACACCTTTGCTAGACGGTGATGCTTACCTTATTTTAGTAGGAGGTGGAGGATCTGGCGCTGTAGGCAGAGATCACACGGGGGGTGGCAATAGCTCATGGAATTTGGCGGGTGGCGGTGCGGCTGGCATGTGTATTCACAAAGCAACGCTTTCTAAAAGCCAAAGCTACAGCCTCACATGTGGTGCGGGTCACACCAATTCAATATCGCTTGGGTCAAACGTATCGGGCGCTCAAAGTGGTGGAACGGGTGGCACAAGCACACTTTCTGGTAATGGCATTTCTCTTACGGCTAACGGCGGCAACGGTGGTACAGCGGCGGGCGCGGCAAAAACAGATACAAATGTAGCGGGAGGAACGGGCGGCACTGCATCTGGTGCAAACATATACAACGTAACAGGTGGTAGAGGTGCAAATGTTGTAAGGTCGCAAACTGGTGCTACGCCAAATAACGGCGCTGGCGGTTCTTGCGGCGGCACCCAATCTGTGTGGTATAATACAACCTCCACCGATCCCCAAGCACGTACCCCGCTTCCAGATTTTCTTTATAATAACTCTTATGAGTTAAAACCGTGGCCTAGTGGGTTTGCCACTATTAATAGATTTGATGTCTTGAATGGTAGTGAGGAAGTATGGAGGGGTTATTCACCTTTTTTTACCTTTGGCAGCTCCCTTAATAAACCAAATCCCTTTGTTGGCGGCGGTAGTGGCTCAGGCTTTGGATACGCAAATAGTGGTTCAAGTAGCCTTTCTGTAACAGGTGGTGGTGGCGCTTTAACCATCCTTTATTTTGGATAAAATCATGGCAAAAATCTTTGAAAAAGACGGAAACAAAATTGTTGTAGATGATAACGCTGAAACATCAGGAATGTTTGAGGGTTATACAGATTTGGGCGCTGCACCCGTAGTTGATACAACTGAAGATGACGCTAGAGAAAAGCGAAATAATCTTCTTGCCGAAACAGATTGGTGGGCTGTTACAGATCGCACAATAACAGACGATCAAACAACTTACCGTCAGGCTTTGCGTGACCTTCCAAGCCATTCTGATTGGCCTAATTTGGCCGATAGCGATTGGCCGACTAAGCCAGAGTAAATGTTAGGTTTTACCCCACTAGCCGCAGGGCCAATAGCAAGTAGCGGAACTCAGGATTATATCTTTGAGGTTAATGCCGGTACGTTTGCGGTTAGTGGGCAGGGCGCAGCAAAACTTATAACTGAGTTTGTACCTGATGGTCAGTATGTCCTAAACGGCAGGGCGGCTGACTTCACCAAAACGATGAATGTGGATCTGGCGGCGGGATCTTTCGCTGTCTCAGGTCAGACAGCAGAATTTGAACGCGGATTTGGTATTGTAGCGGATAGTTTGGCGCTTACGCTTTCTGGACAAGATATAAACATTTCGTTTAATTTGAGCGTTGATGTTTTAGCTGGTTCTTTTGCGTCAACAGCCCAAGATGCAGGCTTACAAAAAGCAATTAAAATAAATGTTGATACTGGTGCGTTTTCTTATACCGGCCAATCAATCACTGAAAAAGTAACAGAGATTTTTCAGGCGGGTAGCTTTGCTGTTTCTGGGCAAGCTGTAAGTTTGCAAAAAGATTTAAAGCTATCTGTTCAAAGCGGATCTTTCGCGGCAACTGGCAATGTCATCCCGTTCAAAAAGACAATGAATGTTGACTTTGCGAGCGGGTCTTTTGCTTATACTGGCAATACTGTTCTACTTAGGATCGGAAGTAGAATGTTAGCCGACAGCGGTTCATTTTCGCTTTCAGTGTTTGATGTCACGATAACCAAAGCTATAACTGCGGATCTTATAAGCGGATCGTTTTTACATTCTGGGTTTGACGTTAAAATTAGAGGTTGGTTGGAACCGTTCCAAGCAGCAGAAGTTTATACGGTGCAAACGGTTGCTAGTGAAACATGGACTGAGGCCGCGTAGCGTGGTACATTGCGCACAACAAAGGATTTGAAATATGGCTGTAAATACCACAAATTATAAGTTTAATAAGCCAGTAGTGGGCGCAGATAGCGATAGCTGGGGCGGTGAGTTAAATGAAAATTGGGATAAAGTAGACAGCCTTTTATACGGGGCATCTTATACTGATGGAGACAGCCAAACCGTAGAGCGCATTCGTCCTGATTTGGAGCAAGGAAGCTGGGCTGTAAATGGCACTGCAATTACGGCTACCGCTGCTCAGCTAAACAGCATCCCCCCCGCAATTTCTGGTGCTGCCACAAGTGTTTTGAGCAGTGACTTATCTGCTGGGAAAGTTTTAATATCTGATGAAAATGGCAAAATTGCAGCTTCATCTGGGGTTAGCGTAACAGAGTTAAATTACGTTGATGGCGTCACAAGCTCAATTCAAACGCAAATTGACGCAAAGGCTCCTTTGTTAAATCCTGTTTTTTCTGGAACGGCTACTATCCCAGCAATAAATGTAACAACAACGCAAGTAACAACAGCGAATATTACGTTAGCAAATATCACAACTTTGGATATTGGGGTTTGGCAAGTCGTTTCCAATGGGACAACGTTGGAATTTAAAATCGGTTCAAATGTGTACATGACTTTAGATAATAGCGGAAATTTAAACGTAGCAGGAAATGTAAATTCTAACGCAACCCTGTAAGCAGGATCGGTAAATGACTTTAGTACCTTTAGATATACCCGCAGGATTTTACCGAAATGGCACTGATTTAGAGCAAACTGGTAGATGGCGTGATGGCAGTTTAGTTCGCTGGCGTGATAACAGCTTGCGGCCTGTAAAGGGGTGGCAGACTAGAAAAGCTAGTTTCGCATCAAATACGTTGCGCGGTATGCATTCGTGGGAAGCAAACGATGGAATAGCTTATATTGCTGGTGGTTCTTACAATGAATTAAAGTTGATGAATGGCGGTGGCACTCTTACAAATATAACGCCAAGCAATCTTAATAATTTATCTGCGCGGCGCGTTCCTGAGTTAGAACGTGGCGTTGTAATCACGGGGTATGGATATGGTGATTATGGTGAAAATGAATATGGAACAGCGCGGCCCAATGACGGGAACTTTGATGAAGCTACAACTTGGTCAATAGATAATTGGGGCGAAGATTTAATAGCATGTTCTTCATCAGATGGCAGAATTTGGTATTGGGATAAATCAGCCAATGCCTCTACGGCTTCTGTCCTTACAAACGCACCAACTAAAAATTTAGGTTTAGTCGTTACAGAAGAACGATTTATATTCGCTTTGGGCGCGGGTGATGATCCTAGAAAAGTTCAGTGGTGTGATCGTGAAGCAAACACTGTATGGACGCCAGCCACAACAAATGAAGCTGGCGATATTTTGCTACAAACCTCTGGGCAAATTATGCAAGGGATCAGAACACGCGGTCAAACTTTAATTATTACTGATGTAGACGCTCATGCCATGAGATATTTGGGGCCGCCGTATGTGTACTCAAATCAAAGAGTGGGAACCGCGTGTGGTGCAATTTCACGAAAAGCGGCTGCTGATGTTGATGCCGGTGTTTTTTGGATGGGTCAGCGAGGCTTCCACCATTTTGATGGCAACAGTGTTAGAGAATTGCCGTGTGATGTTCACGATTATGTATTTGATGATTTTAATAGGGGCCAGCAAAGTCAGGTGTGGGCTTGGGCAAATACAGAATATAAAGAAATATGGTGGTTTTATTGCTCTGCTGGCAGCACAGATATAGATAAATATGTGGCGTTTGATTATCAAGAAAACCATTGGGTTATTGGTAATCTAGGGCGATCTTCTGGGGTTGGCAGGGGCGTGTTTAAGTTGGCATTGCTCGCCGGTAATAATAAAACACTTTATGAGCATGAAGTTGGACATGCCTATGATAGCCAATCAGTTTTTGCTGAAACTGGCCCTATTTCATTAGGCAATGGCGATAACATTATGAATGTGATGCAGCTTATCCCTGATGAGGCTACGCAAGGCCAAGTTCAAGTAAAGTTTAAAACAAGATTTTATCCAAACGGTTCTGAGCAAGAGCATGGGCCTTACGCACCGGCTAATCCTACGGGGGTGAGGTTTTCTGGGCGGCAAATGAGAATGCGAGTAGAGGGCGTTGCA